GACGGTACAGACGTTTATGTAAGATTCTACGTCACCTTCCCAAGAACTCACAAAGTCTGTTCTCAACCATTCCCACTCTTCCATTTCTGAAAGAATCTTTCTTTGTGGATAAACGATTTTGATTGAAGCTGGATCACCAGCATCCCAGGAGTATGTTCCTGATACGGTGTAGAATCTTACATAAACGTCTGTACCGTCACCAGTACCGGCAAAATCGGCACCATCGTGAAAACGTGCAAAAACAACTTCGCCGTTAGATCCTGTAAATTCTTGACCGGTGGAGCTGTCAAGAACATCAATTCTAACAACATTATCTGAACCACCCTCATCATAATAAACATTACCTACAGAATCGTAAATTGGTAAACCTCTACGATCTGTCGAATCAGCATATTGTGTGGTGATTCCTTCAAGGACGCCGGTGGCTCCACCAGATACGGTAATAAAAGTACCATTCAATGGTCTCTCTACGGGAAGTATAATCGACTTCGCGTCGAGAACGTTACCAGTACCGTGCGATGGGCTAGCAAGCTCTTTCAAAGAACCCGATACGGTAGTGCCATCTACTGCAAGATCGTAGGTTGACAGCGGATCGTACCAATCGTTGTCCCAATCTTTGATCTGGCGAAGGTGTGCTCTTACAATATTAAGATCATATTCTAGTGAGCCTGATACAGTTGAATCGGCGGGTTCGGATACGGATCCTGTGTTAATGCCAGAAATAATGTCATCATATTGATAACTACCAGCAATCTGCTCCAGTTGGCTTAATAAACTTCTTCCAGATGCCATTCTAGCCTCCTTTTAGTATTTAAAATTCACGTCTATAATCAACAACTATGTCGAACCAAGATTTTGGGACATAGTGGATCAATTGAAACTGATCGGAAGCTATCACAGTATAGTCCGTATCCTCTATTAATCTTTGTCCATTTACATAAACTCTTAAAGTTCCATCTTTAAAGTCATAGTCGGTAGTAAAAGTGTCAGTTGCACCAGTACATTGGGATGTCAGATCTTCACCGATTATATCTCTTCTGAGTTCACGTAAAACTATCATAATTTTTTACCTCATTAGACTGTGACAGCGCCTATTTCCTCTATTCTCTTCCTCAAAATTCTACATAGTGTTTCTTTGTTTGGCCTTTGGTTCGCTACGTTCAAAGCGTACTTCAAAAGCTTAATATCTTTAATCTTAGGGACTTCCTCCCTGGCCTTCCGAACTGAAAAATCTGCAACATCTTCATAAGTTAGCTCACCTTTGACTTGCGCTGCTCTTGCAGGGTCACTTTCTCGGATGTTAATCTTTTTATCGGAAGTCTCTGTAATCTTACCAGTGATTTTTACTTTGTTATCCTCTGGCGCTTTTTCGGTCTTTGCTTTACCGTCTTCATAATGAATTTCCCAAACTTTATTATCTATTAACTTTACATTGCGAAGCCAGTCTACAAATTCCTCATTTGGTTTAAGACCGTGTTTTTCCCCGTATTGTTCATACAGTGAATCGAGGGGAACTCTTGTACCAGCAAGGAAATGTCTCTTCAAGGCATAACGTGGAAACCTTGATATATTCTTTACATAACCTTCCATTTTATTCCTCCTTTTCAAAAACCTTTTCCAAATCCACGTGATTTGGGTCTATTCTGTCTATTACATGATGAATTACGTTTGATAATCTGTGTACCGCCAAAACCGTTAGAATTACTGAGAAAAACGGAATAAGCCCATAAAGGCAAAAAAGCAACATCGCAACCCAGACAGACGTACAATAGGGACAATCAATAAGATTGTTCACGAATCCAAATAATTTCTTCTCTTTTCTTTTAAATATCCACTCTCTTAAAGGTTCAAATATGGTGGATTTAGTTATTATGTTCGTGGTTGCTTCAGTTGCTATTATTAGCAATATTAGATTTAGCATAATTCCTTGTCCTTTGATAAAAAAATAGGGAGAGGGGGGAACCCCTCCCCCCATCTATACTCGATTATAGTGAGCGGTCAATGACACCCATGCTAAGCATTCTGGAGTCGAGACATGCGAATCCGAGTTCTGCCCATCCGAAGAAACCAGCTTTTTGGTGTCTGAGGAGGGTTGGGTCGTCAATCGCTTCGTACTCTTTGCGAATTGGCATTACCAAGGTATTGTCAGTAACCAGGTCAAATCCATAAATCTGAGTCTCGCCAAGGGTGGTTACCTCACCATTAGCATCGGTAACATTGGTATTGGTTGCAGTATAGCTGTTATAGTCATCAGTTCCAGCATTGAGCAAGAACTTGCCATAACCAGAAGTACTGTCATTCAAGTTGTACATACCAGTGGCGCCGAGGTGTTGTACCTCTACCAACTGTACGTTCCAAATGCTACCCATTCCAGCAGCTTGGAAAATCTCACGTCTTGTTACGGGATCGATGTCCGTATCTGTCCATTCGCGGATGTCAGCTGCATCTTCTGGGGAGATGTAGAGATGGGTCAAGGTGCGACCAAGTCTCTTAAAGCCAACGATCATCTTGTTGATGAGTTCCTTGGACAGGTAACCGGCGCCTACTGAAGAAGCACCAACTTCAAAAATAGGAGCACTACGTGGTCCGAGCAGACCCTTACCTGCAAAAGCAGAAGTTGCGGCAGGAACAATAATCTTCCAACCACACTCTTCTTCGTAGTTAGCCAAGTCTTTGGCTACTCTTGCTGCGGCGCGGGCTGCGATGTCTACACGCTGGTCACGTGCGTAAGTTACTTTCCAGTCAGCGGACGCGTTGATTGAGAACAGAGGTACGTATACCTCTTCACCAACGCCTTCGATGAAGTTCTGAGCCATGTAGCCCAATCCTGGGAGTACCCATACAGGGACTTCGAAGTCCTCTGCGATTGGATACACTGCCTGTGCACCAGGGGCAAGTCTTTCAACATTAAAAAGCTGACGCATGATAGACTCTAACTCAATCTTTTGGAGGATTGGTAAAGTCAATGCTGCGGCAAACTCTTTATAAGCTTGCATACCCTCTGGAGTATCGATAGCAGCGGTTGCAGCAAACAAGGCTTGCATTTCTTTTCTATCCATTATTTTTCCTCCTATCTTGGCCTAATTTGTTGTCAGCCGTAAAGGGTTTATATTTTAATGCCCGAAATTACACGAGCAGTTTGAAACGAATTGGGTACATAGTCTGTCCGCCTACGGTTGATTCAGCTTTGGCGGCAGAAACGCCCTTAATTACGATACCAACAGCTTGGTACTTAGTAGTACCTGTGCCGGTAAATACATCAAACATAGGAACGATGGCGTCGTCGTGTACGTACCAAGTTTCACCTGATCCCATGTTTCCTGTATAATTGGTTAAACGACCGGATTCATTGAATGTAACATTCAAAAGGTCGCCAGCATTAACAGCTGAGTAAGTGTCGGTTGCACTTTCAGAAGTGTAATGGGTTGTATCCCAAATACCACCACAGTGTGCTACACCAACAGGAACCGGCTGGCTTCCATTGATGTTTCCACTGGCGTCGTAACTTGGTTGCGCAATAGCGTCAGAAGAACCGAAATCAGTTCTCTTAACCCATCCAGCTGGGTGTACCTCATGATATCCAGTTTTAACCTTTTGCATCAATAGGCCGAAGACATGATACTTGCCGCCGGTGTCGCCAGCAAATACTTTGACATACGGATCAACAGCTCCGCCTGCCATATAAACAGCTGCACCAGCATGTGCCAACGCGCCACCAACACCTGTAGTGTCGGAAGTCTGTGATGCAAATTCGCAGAATTGATTGTCTACGACTGGTTGACGTGGTATAAACATAGCTATTCCTCCTTAAAAGAATAAGACGAAATTATTCATCTTCGATCTGCGCGATCATATTGGCAAGAGCCTTTCCCATCTTCTGATACTTGTCATGAAGTGTTTCCGTGTTGGCAGTTTCCATATCAAGCGCTGCTTCTTTGCCTTCCTCTTCATCGATTTCAGCAGGAGCAACATCTACTTCTTCAGCCTCTTCGTCAGCTTCAGCTGTCTCGGTTTCGGCCTCTTTGCCCTCATCGGTTTCTTCTGTACCAGCAGCTTCCTTAATCTCTTCCAAGAGAGCTTCTCTCAAGGATGCGAGTTCAGCTGCATACTCTTCGAAATCTTCCTCTGACATTTCACGAATCTTAGCAAGCTGAGCTTCCTTAGCTTCGCCTGTGCGAGCAACTTTAGCTTCTTCAAGCTTAGTCATACGCTCTGCAGCAAGTCTGTCCTTTTCGATTTCAGCGAGAGTAGTTTGAGCTTCTTCTAGAGAAGAGGTAAGTTCTGCCAGCTTCTGATCTTTTTCTTCGATCTGCGCTTTAAGAGTTTCAAGCTCCTCTTTCATGGAAGCAATCTCACCATCTTTTTCTTCTAGATCTGCATCTTTCGCCTCTAAAGACGCGGTCATTGATTCGATGGTATCCGTAGCTTTCTTTAAAAGATCTTCTACAGATTCTTGGAGTTCTGCTCCCTCTTTAGCTGCTAGAATCTCTTCGACTAATGTCTTTACTTGTTCTTTATCTAGCTGAAAATCTTTATTTTCCACAGCAGAAACCTCCTTAAATAGTTTGGAGTAAGTTTATACCAACCTCTAATTTGGTATTTTTTATAGAAACCTTTTCCTTTATCCCTAATCAATTAGATTGATTAGTTACTAAAAACTAAAACATGTACTTCAAGATTTGTTTCACCGGCAGTACTTGTTAGAGTAACAGTATCTGCTCCAGTGTTAACGTCTACCCATAATCTTCCAGCAGGTGCTCCCATTGGAACTGGCCAGAAGTGTAGGTCGGCAATTGTCTTGCCATAAGCAGCAGCGCCAGGAACGTAATGATCTGGTTTAGTGACAGATTGTCCAGCACCAAATTCTCCAGCGTCATAAATCAGTTGGGTTGTACCAGAAATGGTTACCTCTTCTACCCACATGAACTTAATTCTGTTGCTGTTGCCCAAATTTTTGTAAATAGCCGCTTCGTGGCGACCTGCGTTACAGCGTACCACTTTTGGTACGTGTCGTCCTGGATGATAAGTGTCTCTAGCCATAAGACTAAACCTCCTAAGTTTTAGTCAGGCCCTCTAGGGGCGGATGACTTATTTCTTTTTTGTCTTTCTTGGTTTTAAGTGTTTCTTAGCGAGCCTTTGTGCTTTCGCACAAGCTGTTTTTCTCATCTGGCTCTGATCAGTCCCACTTCGAACCAAGAAA